TTTTCTACTCTTGGTCCTGCAGCAATACCACCTACACCTGCTGGTATTGATACATTGTATCCTGGAGAGATTCCAAGTGCACCAGATGTGGTTGCATTGTGATAACCACCTGCTCCACCACCACCGTTACCAGCAGCAAAGTATACTCGTCGAGAACCACCACCGCCACCACCGCCACCACCGCCACCGATGATACCGTTATTTGTTATAAAAATTGGCAAGGAAGTTTTTAATGCAGTTCCTCCAGGAGTACCAGCTTGTGGGTTTCCTCCTCCAGAATCAGAACCAGCACCACCAGTACCACCTCGTCCTGTAATATAAGTATTTGATCCAATCGTCAAATAGATAATACTATCTGCTGGAAATGCACCAATATCAAGTGCAGGAGTAAGTATATTGGTACTTGCTATGTCAATATTATCATCAATAGTAATAATAGCAGTTAATGCTGTTGTTGGACTGCCCATTGCAGTATATAAATTTACATCATTAGAACTAGTAGTAAGATTATATGTACTATAAAGTAGTTTCCATGCACCACCATCTTTTATGTATACATTATTGGCTTCTTTCCAAATACCGCTTTGTTTAGCATGTATTTTCTGTGGAGGAACCCATATACCATTATTTTTAACATGAATTGGCACAATTACACCTCATACCAAATATCACCGTCAGCTCCACCAGAAGGTGCAGATGTAGATATTGTTTTTGCTCCAGATGCATTAGAACCTATTGTAGAAATTGATAATGCATTAATAGTTCCATTAGTAATTGTTGTGTTATTCATTGATCCAGTACTAATAGCCACTGCAGCCATAGTTCCACCAGCAATAGCAACAGAAGTAGCATTTTGAGTTGACATAGATCCTAATACACTAGTTTTAGTTTGTACATATGCAGTTGTAGCAATTTTTGTCGAATTGTCTGATGCCACTGGAGTTGGTGCCGTTGGGCTACCTGTTAATGATGGAGATATACTTAATACTGTATTACCTGTTCCAGTTCTACTAGTTGATCCTGTTCCACCTTTTAATACTGGCAATACACCAGTTGTTTGTTCTGATGCTAGTGCTACATTAGCTGATCCCCATTCTGGAGATAAACCAGCACCTCTTGATTTAAGAACAAACCCAGCAGTACCAACTGCTGCATTCGTATTTAATGGTCCGTTTAATACTGTAGTACCAGTAGCATTAATGTTAGCACTAATTGTACCAGCAGAAAAATTACCAGATCCATCTCTAGCAACAATTGTTCCTACGGTATTTGCTGTATCAGAATGTAAACCATCTAATAAATCTGCATCTAAAAGACTACCAGATCCATCAACGGTTTTTAATTTTGTTAATATGTCTGCGGCAGTATATGTAGTAGCTGTTAACTTAGTTCCTAGTTCTGTATTGATGTTAACAAAGTTATTATCCATCTCAGTAATACTAAGTGGAGATCCTTTTAAATTTCTTAATGTTATTGCTGCCATGTTATTTCCTAATTTATATTAGATTATTTATATCATATAAAAAATAATTGTACAAAAAATCTGATTTGTTATATTATAACTGTATTAGGTCCTTCAGATTAATCATTATATTATTTCTTAACCACCTTCATTAAAAGTCATTCCCATAAGTTCATAACCTTTCTTTAATATGTTGTATGGCCAAAAATATGCATATGCACCACCTTTTGATGGATCAGATGTACCAGTTTGATGTCTTACTATTAATTGTCCATACCCTGATCCCTGTGATGCTGTTATCGTAGTAAAATTAACAGTAACTGTACCTTGATGACCAAATGCAGTAAGTGTTGGGAAGCCCGAATTAGCTTTTATATCTTGAAACTGAGTAGTACCCATTACTGCTTCGCCTTGACCACTATTATATCCTCGAGATGGTATAGTTGGTCCATCATATCTTTGTCTTGAACCACCACTTTGATCACCAGAAGTTAGTACAATATATCCATACTTAACTCCACTAACTAAAGTTCCTGCTTGAGTTTGTCTTCCATTAGAAGGAGTTACATATCCAGCTGGATTCCAATATACATAATTATAAATTGAATTCGGTGTACTAACTCCAACACTACCAGCTCTAACACCAACACCACCACAATTTGCTACAGGGCTTAAAAGTCTAACTTGTCCAGTTAAATTCAAACCTTGAACGGCACCTCTAAACGACGCCATAGTTATAGTTCCAGATGTTGCAATATTAGCATTCTGTGTTGGACCACTTAATACTAAAGCTTCATTTGTTTGCAAACCTCGATAAAAATTTCCAAGTGATACAGAACCAGAATTCCCTGGCACAAATTCAGATCTTAAATCTGAAAAAGAAACCGCTCCGCTTGCAGGTATTGTCATTATAGTTCTCTCGAATTATTAATTTAATTTAAAATTAAAACTTAAACTTATTCTTGGTTCTTTTGTTTTATTTACTTCCACCATATGCTCTAAATCAGCAGGAAATAACAGTAATACATCTTCTTGTGGAGTAATAGATGAAGATTTTGCTCCATAAATTGAAGTATTTTTTTCTGCATTAGGCATTGGATACATATTAACACTAGATCTAAATACAATATTACCACAATTTTCTGGAGTTTTTATATAGTAAACTCCACTAATATGATTATTTGCATGAACATGATATTCTTGATAGCTATGTTCAATTCCATAATTAAACCAAGCTTCCGTACAAGAAATATTGTTTATATCATATCCCATTTGTTTAACATAGGTATAAACATGATTACTAATCTTTTTCATTATACCTGAATATTCTATATTCGGGTCTAAAACATTATGACTAGTTAACATATCAGTCCTCCATGATTCTGGAGTTTTTAACTGATTATTATTATAATATGATGTTAACCTTTCAAATATTTTATTTAAATCATCAGGTGTTTCATCATGTAAAAATGTTCTATATATAGCAACTTTAAATAATTCTTCAATCAACGTTTACCGTTTCCTCCCAATATTCACTATTACTTCCAACCCACATTAAACGGGATTCATTCCATAAATAACTGTCATTATTATCAGGCTTTTCTATAGGAGCTGTCCAATCACCAGCTTCGTTTAACACCCAAGACGGATATGGCTGTGGTAGTTGTTCATTCATTAAACAGCACCAAAGGCAGTTATATTACCAACAACAGTCAGATTACCAGAACTATCAATTTTCATTTTATTCACACCATTATATTTAAATATTAAATCAGTACCAGTTTGTCCTGCAGTCCAGTTTGCACCAAATCCAAAAGAAGATAATCCAGATATGGAACCACCTGTAATAGAAACTGCGTTTGATTCTTGTGATGACATAGTTCCTAAACTACCTGTTGCGCTAATAATTTCAGTATCAACATAATTTCTCGTAGCAATTGTACCAGATTCATCAGGTGCAGTTAATGTACGCGTTGTAGCAGTAGCAATATTGGATATCTGAAGATTAAGTACCTTAGTAGTATCTACGTTATCTGTAACAACAAATTTATTATCTCTAAATGTCTGTGCTCCAGTCCATGTAATATCTGCAGAAGCTATCGATACAGAACCACCAAGAGATACTGCATTACCATCAATTGTAATGGTACTATTAACAAATTTATCATTAGTTATTGAACCTGCTAACATCGCATTAGTAACTGATCCAACAGAACCAGCACCACCAGACAACACAACAGTACCACTTTCATCTGGGAAAGTAATAGTTCTATCTGCTGTTGGATCAGTTGCAGTTAATGTTGTTTCAAATCCATCAGGTGTTGCACCTTCAAATGTAACATTATTAGTGGTACCTAGATATAAATTACCTGAAAATTGAGTCGCTGTTATAGTACCTGCAGAAAAATTACCAGAAGCATCCCTAGCAACAATAGTGCTATTAGTATTTGCTGTATCAGAATGTAAACCGTCTAATAAGTCTGCATCTAAACCAGTACCAGATCCGTCAACGGTAAGTAATTTAGATAATACATCAGCAGCAGTATAATCAGTAGATGTTAATTTTGTACCTACCTCAGTATTAAGGTTACTGAAGTTATCATCAATTTCCTGATTAGTTAGTGGACTTCCTTTAATAATTCTATAGGTTAACGTTGCCATTTGTAATTTCTTCCAATGATTGTTCTAGTTTATTTATTCTTTCCATTAAAACATCGAGAGTTTTATCACGACTTCTTAATTTTTGTCTTATTGCTCTGTGTTTTTCCAATTTACTTATATCAGTTTCTAATATAGCACCTGTATTGGTATCTCTTACTAAAGATTCATTTTCAACTTTAATTTTCATTAAACATCCAATGCAATAATTCGTAAATCACGTAACTTAGGAGTTCTAGTTACTGTACTAGATAACATTACAATTTTAATTTGGAACGTATTAAATCTAGCAATAATAGGATTATCAGCTGGAACACCATATTGGTCAAATGCATTTGGTGGGAAGAATCTGTGTTCTTTATAATCAAACCCATTTATTGAAGATGGGACTGCAGATTCTAAGTCCATTTCATACCAAATTTCATCTGTAATAGGAGTGGCTGAACCAGATGGTAAAGCTTTATAATATACTTTAACATTAGTACTTGCAGGTCTATTAATATCAACAGTTACTACAATATTAGAAGCATCAAATCCATCAGCTAAGTTAATTGGAGTAGTAATATATCTAGCAAGAGCATCTCCGTTAGTATTTGCTCCAGATTCTCCTGTACTATCATTGTTAATAGTATTAACGGCTGCAACAACACTTAATGTTGAAGCATCTATTGCAGGTGATACTGTACTTGATATAGTATCTAATTCAGCTTTTATTCTAAGTGAAGGAGTTCCACCAATACCAGAAGCTGCAGCAAGTTGTCTTAATGAAGCATATTCAATATCTTGATTAATATTTATAGGAGCCCAATCAGCATCAAATACAGAACTACCATAATATGCTTTAGCATACCATTTAATAGTGGTACCAGTTGGAACAATTGCAGTTACATTAGTAAACAGTGCATGATATTCTTGTAATACCGCAGGGTCTTGAACATTAAATTCTACACTACCAGATAAATCAAACTCAGCTCTATTAATATTAAATTTAAGATCTTTATTTTGTTCTGCATCCCAAGTTGAGGCATTTTGTGATTTAAATAGTGAACCAATGTATGGTTGTTTATCAACTCTAGAAGTTCCACCTAATAAAGTTTCTCCCATTTCAGCAATATACACTTCGTATTCTTGAGTATTAGCAAGAAGAACAATTGCATATTCACCTGGGACTAAATGTAAAGGATTAGCAAAGGTAAATTTAGTTGCTGTTAGACCATCAGCAGAAACTGTTACTTGTTCTGGTTTTAATGTAGATTCTGCATATGGAATGGTAGGTCTACTTGATGGATATCCATTAACAACTTGTCTGATTTCCATAGTAACTGGAATAGTATTAGATTTAGATCTAAAATACACATTAACAGAAGACAATTGGAATCCATGAGGAAATGCTGCAGTTTCAATAAAGAATGACTGAGCAGTAGGATCATACAATCTAACATTTTGTATTGTGGTTTTTTGATTTTGTAAATTTCTAGTAGTTAAGAAATTCTCTTGTCTAGTTTGAATTAAACCAGTAGCAGTATATTTAGCTTCTCCAATAGAATCTTGATTAACTGCGTCGTTATCAACATTGTCTATTAATCTAATTGTACGTTCGCCAGTTTTAAATGTATTTGCAGGAAGCTGAAATTCAAATCCAATATTACCATATTCATCAGGTACAATTGGATCAGCTAATGAATAAGTAACTACATTACTAACAACTCCATTACCACTTCCAATACTACCTACTGCATAATCACCTATTGATATTGTACCAGTAGTATCATGTACTGTTACTTGGCGTTTTGTTGCATCCGCAGTTGTTGGTTGAGCAAATATTGAAGTTTTAGCAGTACCAACTTCAGTACCAACAATCGATCCTGTTTTAAAGGAAATAGTTTCATATATTCCTTCAGTAGCATCTAAAGAAGTGCCTGTCCAGTTATCTATAGTAACTATTGTTAAAGGTTTAACATAAGCAGAAACATTAGTATTTTCAACAAATGGATATAATCTAGCAGTAGGCTTAAACAGTGAACCAACACCAATAATATTTTTTGCTCGTATAAATGGAACAGCTTGTACATCAACAACTTGAGTACCTAAATTTGTTGTTGAAGATCCAACTACATTTGTAGAAACTGTGCTAGATGAACTAAGTACTTGAGTTAGTAATGCTGCACTTTGTCTTTGAACAACGTTTCTAACAGATAGGTCATCTGCGTCTGGTAATTGTACATCAACAACTCTGTTAATTGCTGGTAGATATTGAACATCAACCCATTGATCAACAGATGGCTCTAATTTTACAGTACCATAAAATTTAATAACATTAAACGGATTAATGTTAACCCATCCAGTTGCTAAATTTTGAGAGATTACTTCTTCTTCAGTGTATTCTAAAGTGACTAAGTCACCATTTCTATCTGTATTAGTTTCAGTTCCAACATCAAAGTAATGGAAGTCTACAGTAAATGGAGATCTTAATTCTTGATTAATAGGATCAATTGCAGCATTAAAATCAGGATTAGCTGCTTGTGCTATAGAATTTGCATTATAGTTTGAAGCTGCAGCAGTCCATGTATTAGTACCATTAAACCATGCATTCCACCAACCCCATCTTCTTTGTGACCACGCAGAAGCTCCCGCTACAAATATATCTTGAGAAGTAAATGGATCAACAACAAAACCGTTTTTAAATTTTTCTATATTAGATGAATCTGGAATAGAAGTATCTTTTGCTTGTTTTTCTAATAAAGAAAGTTGTGTATAATATTCTAAATTACCAATTCTTTTTTCTAAACGACCAATATCACGCATAGTATATCGTTTATTTTCGATATATTTAATATCAATATCACGAATATTTGCAGTGAATGGAGGAATAACTACAATATATAATGTCATACCATTTGAAAGATCAGATGGTACAGTTGGAGCAATTGCTGGAATACCTTGCTTAATAACAAACTTTTGATCTGCAGTAGCAATAATTTTATCCATACGACCTAAATAATATTGGTAATCAGCATTTAATGTTCCAGCTGGATCAGGGATTTGACCACCAATTAAATCAGTTCCACCATCAACACGTCTCGGTCTAAAATCAACAGCGTCTCTTAATTCATAGACTTGACCTGAAGCAGGATCTGTAAATTTTGGAATATCTGCATATGGAATATTGTATGAATCAACGGATAAGAAACCATCTCCCGAATGAGAAAAGTTTCTATAAACAACGAGTAGATAGTCTGATCCGCCAGGAGCAGTACCTGTTAAGGTAATACCACCGTGGTCATAAAATTCAGATCTTTGTCCGTCATCTAATATATAATTTTCAGTTACATCTGTATTAACTACCCCATTCCAAGTTAAATCACCAGTTGTACCATTAATAGTAACTGCAGTTGGATTTGTTGTACTTGTATTATATACTTCAACCGCACCATATATGTCTGATACATCTAGTGAATCTAAACCACCTAGTAATGTATTTGGCGATGAAATAATTTTAATGGTATAGTTACCTAATGCTTTTAATCTTTCAGTTTGTGTGTTAACATTAATAGACGCTATAATTCTAGCAGTACCAGATAATCCACCATCATTTAAATCAAATGTTGCTTGATGAGCAACACCGACTGCAGGTGTAGATAGTGTTATAGATCTACCAGAAGCAGAGTCCATTCTATATACAGTAGTACCTACGACAACATGGTAGTTTGTATCTTTAATACTATCTGATAATGCACCAGACGTACCAACAAACCTTTCTAAACCATCATCTGTAGCTATAGTAATAACACCACCAGTTACTGTACCAGTAATAGTTCTTTGAATAAGATAATCTGTTTGTGTGTTATTACTATCATCTCGTATTGTTTTAATAAAAGTATTTGCTAAAGGAAATACTAATCCAGGAGCATCTGATCCTGTTAAGAAAGTATTACCAGTCCCGCCAACTTTACTTAAAGCATCAACAGTACTAGAAAATGTGCCACTAGAAATTGTTACAACATCAGCAAATACATTAGCTCCAGTCATTTGAATATCAAATAGATATAATCTATAAACAGCTCCAACAGTTCCTACTGTACCGTTATCCCATTGGAAAAATCTAACTTTAGCTGTACCAATAGTTGAAGCTCCAACATTAACTAAATTTACTGAAGAATAAGGGGTGGAAGGAGCATTTGTAAATAAGTATCCAGATGTTACATTATCAACATAAACGTAGTTACCATAGTTTACATTAACATCTAAATTATCTGCTTGGTCTGTATCTCTAGCTCTATCTAAAGTTAAAAATTCTTGATTGATTGTTTCAAATTCATAGCCTTTAATATAACCTTTACCTGGATCTAAAGCTGCAGTAAATTTAGTTGCATCTGGAATATCATCTTGATGGTCTAAAATTTGTATTGGCCATTTTTTAACAGTATAATCACCAGATTCATCAAAAGTTCTTCTGGCTAATTCATTACCTATTTCTGAATACACTGTTTTTACTTTATTTAAAACAAGTTCACCAGAAGAAACTCTAGCAAGTTCAATAAAATTATCATCAACTGTAGCAAAATCTTTTGCAGTTAAAGTTAATGTTACAGCATATCTGTCTGCTCCAGGAGCAGCAAAGTTTGGAGAGCCTTGTGCTCTATCCAATAGTGAATCTTCATCATCAGAAGTAATAACACTTTCAGTAACTGAAAAACCTATATTTTTAGAGGAACTATTTGAGTACTTATCAACAGCAACACTTTGTGCTGTTGAATGAATAAATTTTCCATCAATAAAGAAAACGCCTTCATCAATAGAAAAAATCATAGCACTATTAAATGGAGAAAGAGTTTGAATGGAAGCTGAAAATGTACTTAGTCCAGAAGTAGCAGAAATTGTTTCTCCCGCAGTAAACACATTACCAGCAGTAATTTTAACAATAAGAGTAATTGGATCAGTTTCAGTTAAGCTATAACTTTTCTTAACAATAGCTTTAGTTCCAGAAGTTGCACCTACAATAGTTAGGTTATTAAAATTTGAAGGATTAACTGTTGCTCCACCAAAGTTAGTATTTAATTTAATGGATAGTAAATCATTTTGGAATGTTCTGGCACCTCCTAATACTACAGAACCATTTACAAATATATGATCACCAAATTTTTCAATTTGATTTTGTAATTGAGTTTGTAGCTGAGTAAGTTCTCTAGCTTGAACTGCATAGCCTGGTCTAAAAAGAATTCGATGAAAACCACTGTCTTCATCAAAGTCATCATAGTATGGATTTATATTAAAGTTAATTGCCATTGTTAGTTACTCTTCTGTTAGTTTTATATATTTATATCTCTACAAGTGTTCTTACTGTAATAATTTGATCAGCTGAAGGAGAATATGATTCTCTAACACTGAAAAACAAAAAGTCACCTGAAAATTGATCGATTGTTCTTTCTGTTACTGCATCTACTACAATATTTATCGAATTTACAGTAGGAGATGATACTAATCCGCCATTAGTAGGATCTGTTATTAAAGTGTCTCCTACATCTATTGTAAAGTTGTTAAATACTGATAATAATATTTGTGTATCAGTAAATTCAACAATACGATATTTTTTATATCCATCTTTTGTTAATAACATATCATACTGTAGTTTAGTTTTATCAAAAGTTCCTGTAATTAATACACATCCAGATCCAATATCTTCTGTAAATTTACTATTAGAACCAAATTTTTTGAAATTACGAACTAAACCAACCTTACGATAATCATTATTAATTTCTAAACCTTGATTTTTATCTCTTGAAATTGAAGTATAAAATATAATATTACTTGCATTTAATTCGTCAATAGCATTATAACCATGTCCGCCTATTGGGGTCATAATTGCTCTAGCAGCAGCACCAGAAGCACCTTCGTTACCAGTAATTATTAAATCAGTCCAAGTGTAACCGATACCTGGATTAGTCATTTCAATATGAGATACTTTACCACCAGTTACAGTTGCCGTTGCTGTAGCACCAGTTCCATCTCCAATAATTTCAACGTTTGCTGCAGCATATCCTGCACCACCATCTACCATTTTTACAGTATAAATTGCACCGTTAACTGCAAGAAGTTCTACGTTGGCTTGTAATGTTTCAATATTACCAACATCAAAATCAGCTACTAATATTGCACCAGTTCCAGGAACTACTCCAGTATCTACTATTTCAATATTTGTATTAGTATATCCAGTACCACCGTCAACAATTTGATATCCTACAATCTCTCCACCAGTACCGAGTGTGGCAACTGCTGAAGCACCAGTTTGTACAGTTAATACATGAGAAGTTCCTGCTCCACTAGTAATTTCAATTTCAGTTCCAGCCACTGCGTCTACTAAACTATTTGCTAATTTTAAAGTGTTATCATCTACAACAATAACATAATATGTATTAGTGCTAGTTAATAAATTAATAGTAGTATCACCACCATCGGTATATACAATTTCGTCTCCAGTTACTAATTTATGACCACTATATGTAATAGTGTGTTCAATATCATCTACAGCGGTGTCACCATCAAATGTTTTTACTGGTAAATCTACTGTTACTGCTGGAGCTGATACATAACCATCTCCAGGAGCAGTTACATTAATTAAATTTACTCCTCCATTCAATATTGTTGCTGTTGCTTCAGCAGTAGTACCAGATATTGGGGCTGCAATAGTAACACCAGGAACTTCAGTATATTTTGTCGATGGAGCAGAAACAATAACTCTATAAACACTGTCTATACCAGGACTAATAACTAAATTAATTTCAGCTTCAGTTTTTTCAACAACAGGTAATAATACTGCATCCTTAGCAACAAAAGTAAGCTCTGCTGTACCATCTACAACTGTTCCTGTAGTATGAGTCGGTGCTGTTGTTGAAGTAGTACCCGCCAAAGTTACTTCGTAGTATCTTCCATCATACTGTAATATATCGTTTAAGGTTACAGCGGTTGCTTCTTCCCAATCTGCATCTTTAGTAACTGGTGCAGCTGCAACAGCCGTTGGACCTGTTTGATAACCATATCCTGCAGTAATAAGTGTAAGGGTAGTAATTACATCTCCTGTCAAAGAAGAAGATGCAGTAGCAGTTGTTCCAACATACTGTAATTGAGTTCCACCGTTTGTTATAGTTCCATTAGTATGGATTGGACCACTAGCTCCAAGTCGTGTTCCAGAGACTATATAATAAAAATTAATTGATAAATCACCTGGATTAATATGTTTAAGATAAGATCCTACATTAACATCAGCTTCAGCTGACCATGTAATAGCTGTAGGAAACGGGTCTGAGATAGTAATAGAAGGAGTAACAGTATATCCTTCGCCTCCATCTGAAATATCAACCCTATCTATAGCATATGGATTTAGTGCTTTATATCCATCCCCTGTAATAACAGCAGTTGTAGTAGCTACGTTATAACCACTTCCGCCATTTTCAATAGCGATTGAAGTAATTTCTCCAGAAGTATAAAACTGATCTTTTAATGCATTAGTTACTGGCATGTATTCAGATGAAAGGAAACGATTACGTAACGAAACAGGAATCGTATACATAAATTTCCACTTATATCCATCAGGCGTATTGAATACATCTGGACTTGTTCCAGTTGGCATAGTAGTAGATGGAGAATTGTTATTGCTCCAAATACATTTATATACATTATATTCAGTAGATAATACATAAAAATTAGCATCTTCTAGCCTAGTTGCACCTGAATAAGCAGGTGAATAACCATAACCAGTAGTAGTATCGTATGCGTCATCATAATCATCATAAACTGTACCAGAAACCCAGTCAATTCTTCGTACTACATATGATACATCAGAAGGTTTAACTAATTTAGCAGTAAGAATATCACGACGAACATGTAAGTCATATCTAAAATTATCAGATGGAGCTCCAGGTACGTCGGATGCACTTGATCCAATAAATGGACTTAAAAAATCAGTCCATGCATTTTCTTTACCAAACCAATGGTAATATCGTGCAGTCTTAGAAGTAACTTCCTGATAGATTGCATCTACAATGGTTTTCTTAAACTTAGCTTTAAATATTGAATATGATGTTGACATTAAATTATCCTACGGTTACTACCCATGAAATTGCTACTGTTTCAGAAGCAGACTTAGTAATTACTGGAAATGTGGTTCTGCACAACATATTTCCAAAAGTTAACTTGTGGTTAGTTCCACTTGTTCCTGTTATATTTATCTGAGTTCCAAGACCCGCATTTACAGCAGAAGATGCTAATTTAAGGGATTCACCATCAACATCAATAACATAGTATGTACCACCATCAACTAAACCAGTAATAGCAGATCCACCACCATCGGTATAAGTTACTTTATCTGAAGTGTTAAACCCATGTGACGCAATACTAATCACATCTGAGGCATCATCAACATCGTTATCAGCATCAAATGTTTTAACACTTGAACTTGATGTATTAAATAAACCTGCTTCAACTAATGCACCTGTTCCTGTACCAGCTGGAAAGGTTGCTGAAAATGTAGATGAAGTTCCTACTGCATCAGCAGCTGATGTAGCAACTCTAGCTAATTCGTTTTGTAATGCCGTTTGAGATACTGCGGCAGTTGAAGCATCATCTCCAACAGACATAAATCCAATTGGATCTAATGTATCTGCTAATAGTCTATTTGCAATAAATTCTTTTCCTGACGTTACTACAAGATTGGGTACTTCGGTCTTAAAGACTTCTTTACCGTTTTCATCGTATTTTTTAATTGACAAACGCCCTGTCATTTTAACATTGTCGTTTAACATGCTTACTCCTAAGGTCCTGTTATTGTAGGTGATGAATCACTTACTGTTGTTGTACTTCCTAATACGTTTCTACTATCTCCATAAAATGTATATGTCACT